AGCGTGGGGGCAGAAGACTAGATGATACTAACAGGTATCACTGGTGACATTTCTCCCGTCCATGGAGATTTGTCGAGTAGTTTAACGTCTTTATGACGATGTTTATGTACAATTGTTGCTATTTTGTCGTCTTTTGACGACTTATATAGTATACGATGTAACATTTACGTTGTTGTATTGATTTTGATTACTTATGTTTAAAGTATTGGAAACCAAACAAGGTTTGGTACTGTGACGACGCAGTATAAATATGTCTACGCTAGAGTAACCGCCTCAGATTAACTTGAGATTCGGACTCTAATGGTTAACGGTGTTTGACTTGGCACCATCGCATAAAGTCTGTGGGTAGAAACCACATAAAATTAGCCTGATTCCCAGGGCAAAGGGAGTTCTATCAAACAATTGAGATTAATATATACTTTTGATTCTAAGACAGCGCCTCCAGCTGTCTATGTCACTTTATTGATTTCTTTGTTTTTCGGTGAGTTTATAGAGCCGACCTTTCAAAATGTTCTCGGAAGGAAAGATGAGTCACAAATACTTGCATACATTGTTTTGGTATTTTACCCTAGCTCTATATTATTTCTTTTGTAGAAAGCTAGTACTTTGTGTGTGAGGTAGCGTTACAGCGACCCTTTACTTTTTTACTTCTGTAATGCATGTACGAACTGGCATTAGAATTAATGATAACCAAGAACGTATGGCAGGATTTAGTAAAAAATGAGTTTGAGATCAACCATCTGCGCTAAATGATAATTGATCTATGACAACTGACATATCAGTTTAGAAAGCTGAGACGTCTTTAGGGGCTCCAATGTGAGATCCTCTCACTCGGCGCACGAGTGTAGGATCTTAGTTGGAATTAATCTATTGATGATGAGTTCCACTAAGACCTATAATCACTCCCCCAATCATCAGGAAATGGGAAATCCTCTCGAGTCCAAACTAAGGACTGATGAATATGTTGGACATGGCCCCTTGCATTTGCAGGCGGGCTTCTTGGATCGCGTTACGGAAACAAGAGAGAATATCAATGCAGCTTTGAAGCTGGTTGATGAGATTCAGATTGTTAAGGAACGGTTAAGAAAAACTGTGAGTTTTGGCGTTGAAGATGAGAATATTATTGATTCAGTTCTTTCACGCATTGAATCAATTTTCATCCTCGTCATGGACTTGAGTAGGAGGACTTCTTTAGTCGATTGTGTTTGCCCGGTTCTTCAGTACCTCAAAACAATATATGGGTCAACACCATTGTTGCATAAATTGCAAATGGGTGAGTTGATTGACACCATTAAAAATGGATTGTGTGAAGCTGAAGATTTGCATGCTGAAGCTGGATGGGCAGAAACTGAAGTTGTAGGGTTTCTTAGGGGACCCTTTGGCAGAAGGATAACGCAGGTTGTAAACCTGTTGTTGATGTATGGCGTGATAGAGAAAGTCAAGCCAGGTTCTCTTTTTAAAAAGGAAATGTTCGGTCTTCTCAATGTCGGCTGGGAGAGGCATCAAAATAGTCCGTCTTTGATTGTGTTTTTGATGCAAACGGCTGATTGGATATTTGAGTGTGTTATTCCAGCTTGTAAAACTGGGAATTGGCATTTGATGTTTTCAGGAAAAGACGTCGCTGATTTGGATGAATCTTATACGCACATCTTGAAAGTGTGTGCAATGCATGATGCTGGTATGCATGAAAAATTGAGTGAGATGGGGTATCGAACAGAAGCGTCTCTCGTGGTCAAAATATTGGAGTGTATAGCCGCTCACAAGACATACCATGAATCATTGCGTAAGTTGTCTTCAAAGGATTCAGATATTTTGAAATCTAAGACGACTGCTCGGATTATACAGTTAGAACAGTTAAACATTGATTTGGAGTGTCTGTGGAAAAAGAAGCCCTTGCGTGTCAAGCCTATGGGTTTCCTGGTTGCCGGTGCTAGCGATCAAGCTAAGTCCTCAATTGCCAATATCATCAACCATGCTGTGTGTAGGAAGATGGGATTTGAAGAAGGCCAGGAGTACACGGTTATGATAAACGCGATGGATAAGTATCAATCGAATTTCCGGTCACACCACGTGAGTGTTATTTTTGATGATATGTCAAATACTCGATCTGAAAGGGAGGAGACCAATCCTCTATTTGTTGTGATTCAGTTCATAAATAATATGCATGCTGATGCATTAAGCCCTATTGCTGAAATGAAGGGTAAGATGGCGATATTGGCCAAGGTCGTGATTGTGACAACAAACAAAGAGGACTTGGGTGCTTCATGGTTTTCAAACGAGCCCGCTTCCATCCTTCGTCGGTTTTGGATGGTTGTCCGTGTTAAATTAAGAGATGGCGTTAAGGATAGCTCTGGGCAAATACGTGATGATTATGTTGGAGTTCCTATGCCTGATATGTGGGAGGTTGAGTGTATTCGATATTTGGCGCAACCAAGCCTCATGCCTGGCCAACCCTCGGATGCAGTGGAACTTCCACTGGTTAAAGGCTCAGTGATTGATTTGATTGATTATCTGGATGCCAATTGTGAAGAGTACTTTCGAGTTCAGGAGAGAATTGTCGAAAGTGCTTCCAACATGCATGAGGCGGTGCATTGCTGTGTGCACCCCTTGTATATCATGCCATGTATTAAGTGTGCTGCAAACCAGAAGAGAGCTCTTAAGCCTGAAGCCGGATTGTTTTGGCTTAGAGAGATGGATGCTGCCCCTCCTGATGAATCGGAAGAGGAACCATCAAATCAAGCTGAGATTATTAAGGGGTGGGGCGTGAGAGAGCGATTGCGGTATCATTGCAGACAGTATGTGGATTTGCCACGTGAGACGATAGCAACACTGAGAGATGAATTGCGAGGCGATTCCACGCTGTTGATAGGCTGTGCTGTTGTTGGTGCTTTGTTGTCAGTTGCTCTTATGGGTTGGAGGATGTCTCGCCCACAAGGGGGGAGTTTGTCAGTCATCGAAAAGGTGGCAAGGACACCAAAGCAGATAGCTGAGGGAGATGATTGTTGGAAGAAAACTTATGCCAACAGTTACAAATATCCCTTAGCAAGTGCCGGGATGTCTTTTGCAGAGTTTGAGCACAAAATTGACCTGAACCTACATGTTGCTTTTTCAACCCATTATGACCGTTTTGGTGGAAAACCACTGTTCCAGAAGAGAAAATTTTGCAATGTTTTACCACTGAAAGATGGGTGGTGGTTGATTCCTTGGCACATGGTGAAGTACGCACGTACTGAGCTTGAATTACGAGTTAAAGCTCCTGAGATTATTGGCGTGAGGTCAATGAGAGCTGTTGTTGACAATTCTAACCGTGTGAGGGTACCAGGCAAAGACTTGGCACTTGTTGATTTATCCTCGTGTGGAGACACGTATAATTTCTTTCGGTTTATTCAGGAAGAAGAGGAGGAGGAATTGCCTGAGAAACTAAAGTTCTATTACCGCCACCCAGACACAGTTCAAGGACAACCAGCATTTGAGGAACCATCTGATAACGTTCGTATAGCCCCCGTTTTAGGCAGAGGCCGAGAGTATGTAATTGGTGAGGGTACATTTGATTTGGTTACATACCAAATTGATTCATTTGAAGGATACTGTGGGGCTGTAGCTGTGTTACCGCGTAAGAGGCCAGTTATATACGGGTTTCATACTGCTGGTGCCAATGGCAAAGGATCATGTACTCTTGTATCACAGAAAGAATTGTTACCTTTGATGGCGAAGAAGACTATAAGAGTGAAAGAGTCGGCACCTATGCCAAAGATTGTCCAAATGAAAGAACATGTTATCGTCCCGCAGGTTCACTCTAAGAATCCTGTGTGTTACATGCCTGTAGAAGGTCAGTACACTTGTCAAATATTCGGGTCTCATTGTGGTACAACAACTTCATTTCGCACTGATGTGCGGGATAGTCCTTTTAGAGATCATTTTCAACAGAGACTTGGTGAGTGTGTGTTCACAAAGCCTATTTCAAAAATGGCAAGACCTGCTAGGAGAAACGCCCTGTTGGCAGTTACAGAAGAATTGCCACCTGCAGAACCTGTGGTTTTACGCTTGGCTATCGATGATCTTAAGTCCAAGATCACGCAGTTTGTCGAAAGTTCTGATTTTGTGGAACAGGTGCATACACTGACGATGAATGATGCTTTAAATGGTGTTCCAGGTGTGAAAGGGTTTGATCCTATCAACCCTAAAACCTCCATGAGTTATCCTTGGAATTGTCCTAAATGGAAATTGTTTGCCTCTAATGAATTGGCGGAAGCTTTGGGTATAGACGCAAGGAAGATTTTGAAGCAGCGTCGTCTTGAAGATGGTAAGCTTATTTATGAGTATTGTCTAGAATTTGATAAGGAGAAGTTTGATCCTGAAGTGTGTGTTAGCGAGATTGTTGAAAAGTTCTTGCTCAATGAACGTGCTAATGTGATTTTCCGTACTAATTTAAAGGATGAACCTGTGAAATTTGAGAAGATTGCTCAAAACAAGTTGCGTGTGTTTTCAGGTGCACCGGTTGATTTTGTTATTATGTCAAGAATGGTTTTCTTACCAGTGATGACAGCAATGACATATTATCCATCCGTATTTGAAAGTGCGGTTGGCGTTAATGCTCATGGCGTTGACTGGGCTTACATTGGCAAGATCATTAAGAAATTTGCGGAGACGCGTGTTATTGCTGGTGATTTCAGCAAGTTCGATCAGAAGGTTAGACCAGATTTTTCTTTGGGAGCCTTTGAGGTGTTGAAACACATTTTCGAGTTGGCAGGTGCATCAGATGATATCCTGTCACTAATTGATGGCATTGCTACTGAAGTGTGCTTCCCCATTTATGAGATTGAAGGTCTCCTAACACAGGTTTTGGGCTCTGTTCCTTCAGGACATTCTTTAACAGTTGTGGTGAATGGGTTGATTGTCTCGTTGAAAATGAGATATGCATATTATTTTCTGCATTTTGAAGAAGATTTGAGGAATGGTGTAGTCGAGTGCAAGATGCCACCCATGTTTCATGAAGTAGTTTCTCTTGTAACGTATGGTGATGATAATGCTATGAGCGTCGCTCCAAATGAGGAGAAGCTGAACCAACAAAGTATAGAGAGGGTTATGGCATCTATTGGAGTAGTGTATACTAGTGCTGATAAGACAGAGATTTTGACTCCTTTCACAGATCCTGATGATTTGGAGTTCCTCAAGAGGAGATTTGTCTATGATGAGCAATTTGAGGGAATTGTAGGCCCACTAGATAAGAACTCTATTCGGAAAATGTTGTGTGTGACAAAGAAGAATCGTGGAGATGTGATTGAAGCTGAGGTCCTAACTAGTTCCTGGATGAATGCCATAGCTGAAGCTGCTTTTCATGGTAAAGAGTATTTTCTTGAGGTAAGGAGTAGTGTCCTGGAGCTGTTGGATGGTAAAGATAAAGACGGTCATAGGTTCTCGGATTTCTTCCAAGATCTGAGCTATGATGATTTGATTAGGAGGTTTCGAGAGACGACGAGTGTCTATGAATCATTGGATCTTGATAAACAATTCAGGCCTGAGAGTGGTGTGTGGGATGATCCCATCTTGGATGTTGACATTCCTTGGGTTGCTTACCCAAATGTTCCACGCCATTTGGACCATGTTTTTGGCGAGCTTAAAATTGAAGCTTGTTGCTTTAAAGCTCGACGTGAAGTAAGACACACTTGGGGGAGGTATTTGAAATCATTGTTGTGTAAGCAGCACCACAATATTGTGGTGATGTCAGCATATGATTATCATCCCATACGTATGTTGCAGAAGCGCAACCGAGGTGTGAAGTTCAAGCATGAAGATGCTTTCGAAGCAGTACATGAGTTTGTTGAAGGGGTATACTATCAGTCTGACCCGAAGTGGTTTATGCCTAGGCCGGATGATATGGCTGGGATACCACCATTAGTTGTTTCCGAGAGGGCTTCAAAATTGAGTATATCTCGGTATATGGTTGACGCTGTTATGTGTAGTCCATTTGTCTTGTGGATTGCAATGCCATCAATAGCTGTGGTCCTTTATAGGACTTACAATGCCTTTTTGGAGACTGGAATGTACAATGCCGATGAGATTGACAACATTTTGAGTTACTACTCTGTGAACATGTACTATGATAGTCATGGGAGCGTTTACTCTTTTATTGATTATTTGCTTACGTCGCATTTGTTCCCAACAATTGGTGCCACAGCATGTAACATTGAGGTCGAACCATGCTCTCACTGCATTTACGATCATGTAAATGGCAGAGATTTGAGTGGTCTATTTTGGTTTGAACCGTATTTGATGGCCTTGAACGCGTTTTTGTTCAATTTCATTATTGGTAAAGCACTATCAAAATTTCTTGTGTTGCGTGTTCCAAGCCCAAGCCAGTTGAGGTGGTTGTGTTATTTGTTTTATTTTACTAAATATGATGTCACTTTCTATGGATATGTTGTCTCCTATTTGTTTCACAGATTTTGCATGTTTGCATACGCGTTTTTCATGGAGTGCGCAAATCCAAACAAAAAGATGGTGATTATTCCGTGCATTGTTATTTGTATTGAGTTGTTGTGCATAAATCCTATTGTTTGCTTTTGGAAGATGTTGCTTGGTCAAGATATTGGTCTTGTGTGTTGGAGATCACAATGCATGATCGAAGAGTTGTGGGGTAAGAGGCTATTTCGTAGGTTTCAAAGGAAGCCCCACAGACAGGAGGAGTTGAGGAGAAAGTGTTACAATTTGGTTGTAGCACGTTTCTTATCGTCCAGCGGGACGTTAAACACGCCAGTTTGGCCGACTGTAGCAAAGTAAAGCCCTCCAGCAATGTAAATGCTCCTTGTATATAGATTAGTACTCTTGTATATTGTATATAAAACTAACAAAAACAACAATTGGTGCTCAGGTCCTTGCACGAAGTCAATTTTGGACCCTTGTAGCTTAGCAGAAGCTCAATTTCTGTTAGGGTTGGATGACCCGCTTTTTCCTCAGTCTGGAGTGGAGACTGAACATGCATCACAAGAGCGTGAACAGGTGATTACAACGTTTGTTGATGAAGAACCAGGATTTGAGGAAGTGATAAATGATGCTCCTGATGACATCAGGAGGTATACTCATGAGACATCGATGGATATCAGGGAGTTTTTTGCTCGGCCTGTTCCCATTTGGACTCACAATTGGATATTTGGTGATGCAAATCAGCACATGCTGTTTAATCCTTGGGATTTGTGGATGAAAAACAAAAGAGTTGCTAATCGTTTAACTAACTATAAGAACTTTTCAGGTACATTGTGTGTCAAAGTGTTGTTGAACGGTAACCAGTTCTATTGGGGATCTGCTTTATTGTCACATTGTCCAGCGTTTCTCAATCAACGGATAAGGACCTACACCAACAATATATTAGATATAGTCCCTGCTTCACAGCGATTGCATCTGTGGTTGGAGCCAACAACAAATGAGGGAGGTTGCATGAGATTACCTTTTTTGTACAACTACGATGCTATGCATTTGCCTGATGCTACTCCTGCTGCGTTGGATGCGTTAGGTAGATTGTGGTTTACCGTTGTTACAGCTTTGGCGCATGAGAGTTCAACAAGGTCCGTGCGTGTTACTTATTATGCTTGGGTAGACGACATTGTTTTGTCGAGCCCTACAGCAGTTAATATGAATGGGCTTACTGCACAGAGTGGTGATGAGTACTCACGAAAGCCTGTTTCAACTATGGCCACGAGTGTTGCTAGTGTAGCTAGCAAGCTAACATCAATGCCCACCATAGGACCTTTTGCATTGGCCACACAGCAGGTGGCCAATGCTGTTGGTTCAATGGCAGCAGCCATGGGATACAGCAAGCCAACACATTTGCAGGAGCCGCATCGTGTGAGAAAGCAAATGTTTAATTCCATGAGTACTGGAGATGGACAGGATGAGTGTGATGTTCTGGCGCTTACTCAAAAGCACGAAGTTACTATCGATCCTCGAACTGTTGGATTGGATTCAACAGATGAAATGGACCTCAATTATATATGTGGTATTGAGTCATACATTGGACGAGCACCATGGACCGCAGAGGATCCAGCGAATAAGATTCTTTGTTCAATGCCTGTTTCGCCGTTTGTGTGTCAAACTGCCATCCGTGCCGGGACTCTTGGTACAGGCACTGTGTTTCCACCTTGTGGACATTTAGGAAGATTGTTTGACTATTGGCGCGGAAATATGGTGTTTAGGTTTCGTGTGGTCGCAAGCAAATTTCACAAAGGGCGTTTGTTGGTTGTATGGGATCCTGTTGTAGCAACAGTAAACCCCGAATCGAATCTCACAAACTCCATGGTTGTCGACATAGCTGAAACAAGAGATTTTGAGGTTAAAATTGGTTGGGGTTCTGATAAACCTGCATTGACGTGTATGGAAGCTTTAGGTGACCCTAGGTTTTTTGTTGGATCCGTTTGTCCATACAAACCATACGACAATGGGTATTTGACTGTCTATGTTTTGAATGACCTTGTTGATAGCTCAAATAGTACGTTACCCATTCACTTACAGGTGTTCGTGAAGGGTGAGGATATGGATTTTTGGGCACCTGATTATCAGGGCTTTGATAGCACGTATTTTCCTCAGCCCCAGAGTGGTTGGGAGCAACAACCATTTGATTCGATGACGAGGTATTCATTTGGCAACACTGCTCCCCACGATGATGTCGTCGCGATATGCATGGGAGAGAGAGTTCGTAGTGTCAGAACTTTGTTGAAACGATACATGCATGATTACACTTTTTCATGGTTGACAGAAACGGCGGCGAACAACCCCAAAGTGCTGAAGTTTGTGCGAAATGTTCAAGCTCCTTATCAGCCTGGATTTGATCCTCAAGGTGTGGACACTTTTGGACCTGATGTGTGTAACAATTTGAAGCATAGTTATTGGTCATATATCGAACCACTCTTCGTTGGCAAAAAAGGAGGTCGTAGGTTGAAGATTTTGGCTCGCTCAGACATCAATACGGTTCCACAAGTTTTGGATACCTTTAACGTTTCACGAGGTGGTGACCAAACAGCAGGAACTTCGGTTTCAGCTAGTTACAACATTCTTGATCCATCGCAAGTTAGGAAAATGATAGCTGGGGAAACTCAGGAGCTGGCTAGTGGTGGTATTGTCTTGACCAAAGGGAGTGATGGAACTGCAGAAGTTGCAGTAAAATGGTATAGTGGGACGCGATTTGACTATTGTCAGCGTAGCCCATTGTCTCTTAGTGGATCAAATCAGTTGATCATTAGGCATGTACAAAATGTGGTTGGTACGCCACTGACAGTCTTTACCTTGTTTTCAGCAAGCGATGAAGATGTTGCTCTTTTTAGGTGGAATGGAACACTCCCCCTATGGCCTTGGGTAATAGCCTAAGTCCACAAAATAAGTGTTCTTTGTAAATAAATGTCCTTGCAACGGGACAGCCTACGGGTGAAAGGGTTGCGCTTTTGATATGTATATATTTTATGTAGAAGGGGCGTGGCCCCTTGTAAATTTTTAGTTGCAGTTTTCAAAGCGCAACGCGGGTGTTCCCCGCAGTTGTTTTCGCA